AAGGCGGCAACATGAGCCTGTTGTGCGGCTGTCATAGCCTTTGTTTGGGCTGCTGTTTGTCCCGTTATGTTGGCTTCCGCTTTCAGTAGAGCGATCTTTGCCTGCTTAACGGTATTGTCTATCATGGCAACACCCGTGTAGCCCTTTGTTGCAAGGGTATTCAGCACGATTGCCGCTTTATAGCTTCCGTAAGCAATGGTAACAGCCTGTACGATACGGATAATCTGATCCATATTCTCCACAAGGTCTATCGCACCCTGAATAGCCCCAGTGAACAAATCCTGATTATCCTGTCCGATCTTGTTGAGCGCACTATCCCAAGCATCGCCCAAGTTGGAAAGCATACCAGTAAGCGACTTACTTTGCTCTTGCATGAGGTTGAAATAAATACCGCCCTCACTGGTCATGTTCTTAAATGCCTTTTCAACTTCCGGGAATCCAACTTTTCCCTCCGTTACCAGCTTGTTCAGTTCTTGCCTGTCTGCGTTAAGCACCTTGCCCAACTCTTCATAGATAGGAATACCACGCCCGGCAAACTGGCGAATATCCACCGTGTATGCCCTGCCTTGCGATCTCAATGTGCCATACAGATAGATAAGATCACCAAGTGGCGCACTCACACCAGAAGCCACGTTTCCAAGCATCACGATCTCATCTACCACGCTTTCCACATTCGAGCCGAAAGCAAGCATCTGTTTTGCGCCTTGCGCTATGCTGGTAAGGTCAAACGGAGTTCTGGCGGCTGTATCTACCAGTTGCGACATAAGCACCTGTGATTTTTCGGTACTTCTCAACATGGTATTGAAAGCCAGTTCAAGTTGCTGGAACTGCCCACGCACTTGCACTATGCTTTGCACAAGGCTCATCATTCCTTGCCCAACAAGGTAGGAAACAATATATCTCGCTCCGTTTTGCGCAAAGGTCAGAAACGATTGCTCCATGCGGTTTGCTTCCAGCACGGCATTATCAGAAGCGTTTTTGATATAACGCCCCATCGCTTCGCTTGATACCTTGAAATCATCTATATCAAGAGTGGCTTTGAATGCTAATGCTCCACCTATATTTTCCATACTAAATTAAACCTTTGACATAGTTCTTAATATCTTCTTTCGTTTTGAGTTCCCTATGGATAACCTTGCCTCCCTGCGGTGGTTTCGGAAACCCGTTCTCATCCGTTTCTGTTTTCGGCATCGGCTTAGTCTTTGCCATATCCGCCAACATGATCTCTACATTCATCCAAGAGATACCCCAGAGCAAGTAATCATAGCTCCAGCCGAATAGTTTCAGCAATTCCGCACGATTACCCCACGGGCTGTTTAGCCCTGTTACTCTATCATATCCGCTCTGCTCTTCGGTTTCGTTGTCCCTACTTCCCGTATTGATATGATAGAGGACGTAAAACCCCCGGCATTCATCATCTGGCTTATCACATCGGCAAGCTGCTTCAAGCGTGGTACGGTCAGATGCTCAATGAAGAAGTCACGGAGTATCTTTGTCTGTTTGCTTACGGGATTGGTGATTGAGCCGTTGTTGATTACTGCAACTGCGGCTATCTCTGCCATGAGGGAAATGTACTTGAAATACTTCTTAGCCTCTTGCGTGGGCTGTTCCTGTATCTTTTCCTCATTGAGTTCTATTTGTAGGTACAGTTTCCTCAAATAGTCAATAGTACCCAGATAGAGCGGCTTTATATGGAACTGGCGCATATACACCTCAACCATCTTTCCCTTATCGGTGTCCGGCAATTCCATCACAGAAACATTCCAATCTTTCGGAATCCGCCTGTCATGCCATACCTTGACATGGTTAGGGAAATGTTTGTTCCACCAGCGTACCCACTTAGGAGGCTTTACCGGGTTAATCTTCAAAGGCACGGAGAATTTAACTCCCATCTGAATTAGTGCCTGTATTGCTTGCTCTTCTATTTCAAGCTGTTGTTCTCTTGTTAGTTCTTTGGGCTTCTCTTCCATATACGTTGCTGTTAAAAAGAAAGCCCCCTACGTTGTTTGCAGGAGGCTTTCCTGTTACATTTAAGCATCAGGATTACGCTTTAGTCGGGTCGGTCATTGCCTCATCAACCTGTAACTCCGCTTGATACTGGATAGTCAGAGGAACAAGGCAGATACCCGTCTTTGAGTAAGTAATCTCAAACTTCGGAATGATACGGACATTGGCGCATCCAACGAAAATACCCTCTTCGGGCTGCTGCCAAATCGCCCATTCTTTGTAAGGCAACTTCTTCGGTCGTGTCCATTTCCTTGATCCTTTCTGCCCAGAGATAGTACCACCGAAGTATCTTGAAAGCAATTCCAGATCAGGATCCATCAGAGAAAGGTTTACCGTTGTTTCGGTTTCGCCTACCTGTGTAAGTTTCCTGTTGGAAGTTTCAGACTTATGTACGGTGGTTTCCGGGTCGGAATCCACAAGCTGACAAGTGTCCTGATACACATCGCCAAGATCTAACCAATCCGTGCCTTTGGCTGGCATAGAGCCATCTTCTTTTGCTTCGGCTACATAGATCTTCTTTAAGCCCATTGCTGTATATACTGGCATAGTCGTAAAAATTTATTGGTTCAACTTCTTTTCTCTTACTGTTATCTCTAAAGCGATAGAAACAAAGTGTTCGTTATGTTCCGGCTCTTTGATAGGGGGATTGATCAAACCGATATTCCAGTTGTAACCGCTCCCTTTCTCGTAGTGGTTCTGAAGCACTGCAATCACTTGTTTCCTTATCGCTATCAGTCTTTGGTAGTCTATCCTATACACGGGTGGATTCTTGCGCTTGCTCACTATGTCCGGCACATGAATGTTTACGTTGATTTGCCCGAAACGCACGGATTCCTCACCGTCTATCGCATGGGGTACTATAATCACATCTTCTTTGCTGTAGTCGTTACGCTCGTAGTCAATGCTGCCTGTAATCATGGTTTTTACCTCACTTTCCATCAGCATTTGATACACCCGTACCGCTATTTCTTCCGTTGTAATCATAACACACCTCCGAATAATTCATTTGCCTTTGCCTTAGCTTTAGCCATAAGCGTATTCATGGCGGCTGGAAAATCCTTTTTTGCTTTCAATTCCGCTGGCAGAATCACATTGTACCCCTTAGCCTCAACGTAGGCTGCGTAATTCATTCCGGCTACTATAATGAGAGAGAAAGCATCCGGCAAGCTGTTAGCCATCTGCATAGCCACATTAAGGCTTGCTTTAGCCCCCTCATTGTTAGGCTGGTTTTCCTCACTAAAGTATTCCAGTTTCTTGTTACGCACTATCGCATAGGATATTGAGTTTGTGAGGTTGCCCGTCCTGTCAGTATAGCTGTGCTTCTCCTTAGCGTACTTCACAAGGCTTTCGCCAAGAAACTTCAAAAGGTATAGTGTAGCGTTTTCAAGCCTTACTTGAAACGCTGCCACCGCCTTTGAAATGACACTGCTATGATTGTTGGTCGGAATTATCCCCATATCTCAATGTATCTTCTGTTAAGGTTATCCACGCCTTGAATCTCGAAAACTGACACCTTGCCATCCTCGCTTGTTATCTGTACTGGCGTTGCAATATCCAGCGTACCTTTGAAGCACTTCGGTATAAGTACATCGTAGGTATAAGTGAATACTTGCCCGTCCGTACCGATTTTCTGTTTGGCTGGCACGAAAGTTTCTATCTGGCACTCACAACCGTTGATCCAGTCGCCCGTTTGAGGCTCTGAAACAATAAATCCGGTGTTCGGATCTCTTTGCCCGTCCTGAATCTCCTTGTATTTGAAAGTACCGTTATATCTCATGGCTACCACCTGTTAGATCCGTCCGTGATAGACGATATTTCCACAAAATCCGACACTTCCAGACCGTTTTCACTGCAAATAGCCTTGATACGGTTCTTTAGCTCATCCACATCATATCCTTGTGAGGATTTGCCCATGCTGTCACTCGTAAGGACAACCAGTTTCTTTAATACCTTGATAGCGGCAATGGCAATAGGTTTCCTATCGGCTTCCGCATCGTATTCGGCATCCAGATCGCCCACATTTGCATCAGCAAGAGCCTTTTTCAATGTGATAGGGCTTACGGTGTACGGTTCAAGTTCACCGATCAGAGCATCGTATTTTGTCAGATTTACCATCTTTAGACCTCCTTGTTAAGAATTTCAGAGAGTGAAGCGGCTTGCTCTTCCGTCAGTTCATCCAGCTTCTTGGAAACGCCTTTTACTCCGGCATTCTTGGCGGCTGGATTGCCGATTTCTTCAAGTGCTGCTTTCACCTCATCAAGTCCGTATTCTTTCTGCTGGAATGAGATTGTTTCAGGCTTCTTCTCATCAGCCTTTTCATCATTCCCATCATCAACAGAAGTAATCTCACACATACCACGCTTCACAAGGTCGTTTACCCTGCTTAGGTCGTTTGTGGTAAGAAGATCGCCAGACTTGTAAATAGTCTGGTGATCATTCTTATCTCTGAAAGGCTTTAATACTACCAGTTTCATAGTTTAGCCCTCCATAAGAGCATCAATGCCCTCAAACTCCTGCTTGGTGCAATACATACGCTCGTTTCCGTTGGCATCTGCCGGGATCGTCTTTTCGGAAATGCCTCTTACCTGCATACAGATAATGGCATTAATATCCGTAATGATAGGCAGCAAGCGTCCAGATCCTTGCGTAACTTCACCTGCTACCTGACCAGTGGATTCACCAGTACGCCACTTGGCGATACGGATTCCGTTACCAGCGTTCATGTAGTCCACATCGTCCTCTTCCATGAGTTCGCTGTCCTCAATAGACGGCTGGATTTCACCGATAACTCCGGCTGGCTTGATACAGATAAAGTTGTGATTCCACGGCTCAACAGATCCACGCTTACCGTCCTTATCTTGTCCCATCTTACGGGTAATAACCGTAACATTCGGGATTTCGTTTTCACCCAAAAGGGTTTCCAGTTCGGTTTTGGTGACGGTTTGAGCCTGTTTGTCGTTACCGTGTACCAGCAAGCGTGTGGTTTGATCCATACGCAACCAGTAGTACAGATCTTGCGACATCAGGATTTCGCCCGGCTCAATACCTCTCTGGCGAAGCTCCGCACACAGAGCGGCAAGCATCAGCACGGGTTTAACCTTTCCTGCCTTGGTGTTTGCCGTAGTCCAGTTGAAAGCCGAAATGAGCTTGTTAGCCTCATCCATGCGGTAATCAATCTCGAACTCACGACCGCCCGGATTGTTGATAGCTGGTTTGAACTGTGCGACACCCCAGTTGGAGAATGCCATAAGCGCAATGAAGTCCATGACATCTTTGCAGCCCAGATAGGCATCCTGCAAATCGGCTTTGAGTGTCTTTTCAATCTCCCTAACCTTTTGAGCATCCGAAAGACGGGGATTCTCGTACACTGCCACCAGCTTGCGATAGGTACGGGCGGACATAAAGAACTTGTGTCCCACACGGGGGATCTCCTTAGTCCAAATATCGAAGCCGTCAGAGCGTCTTTGAGGGGTAGGTGATTCATCAGCCAACAGCGTAGCCATGAAACGAAGCCGATACTTACCCATGATACCCTCCGCTGTCAGCGACATTTGAGGGGTATTGTAGGTAAACCAGTTATCGGAATACATCTTCTGGAACAAGGCTACTTCTCTTTCAGAAGCCTTGTCGAAAGCCTTGCGCCACGTTGCCAGAAAGTCAATAGGTCTGCCATCCTTGTACAGCCCTTTGAGTTTTGAATAAATTGATTTCATACGTTAGCCTCCTTTCTTTAGAATGATTGAGTGAGTTTAACGTGTGGATTTGCTTTCAGGAACTTGCCTGTAGCATCTTTCTGGCTTGCCGGGATAGGCGGAACACGCCTTTCATACATTGCGTATTGCATCGTGTCAGCCGATACGTCAATACCAGTTTCAAACTCTTTCACATCCACATCGTAGATAGTTACAGCGTTTGCCTCACCGATTTCAGCGGCATTGGAAGATTTCTCTACCACCTCCACCAGCACATCATCCTTTGCAAGCCCGGAGATCTCACCAGAGAGCGTGATAACATAGTTCTCGTTCTTTTCTTCAATCTTGGTAATGGAAACAGCAGAGGCAAAAGTGCCAGAGATAGCACCAGCCTTAGCTACCTTATCACCAACAGCGAAGATCGGAGCGTAGAACTCATCCACCAAAAGGCGGACAATCTTCTTATCATCGCTATCTACCTCAACCACCTTAGCGGTTTTCAACACGCTAACAAGCCGGGTTTGCTCATCATAGATCGCAAGTGTTCCAGCCGGAATCATATCGCCAACATTGAAACGCTGTTTGGTAACATCCAGATTGAAACCGCCTTGCACAATAGAGGGACTACCCGTAAATATCGGGCGTTCCCCTGTAAATGAGTGGGTTTTCCTTTTCATTGCGATAATTATTTAACTGTGATTGATTCCAGCAAGCTATCCGCAGCCTCATCTATCTGTTTTTCGCTTGCCGCCTTTGTACCCTCTGAATCATCAGTAACCAGACCTGCCGTAATGAAGTCTTGTTTGAGAGTTGTTACAGCCTCTTCCACATCCTCATCATCAGAAATGGATTTGGCGAAACGGTCACGGAACTTAGCCGGAATGTTGTGCTTTGCCATAGCAGCGTTGATTTCTGCCATGCGTTTTGCCTTGCTTTCGCCAGCTTTCATTTTAGCCAAATCATCTTCCAAAGCCTTAATCCGCTTCTCATTCGGATCATCCTTTTTATCATCAGCATCATCAGTTCCGCCTTTGTTCCCTTTTTTGTCGGGATCATCATCTTCACCGCCTTTGCCGCCTTTGTTCGGATCATCCTTTTTCTTGTTAGCCCATCTGGTAGCTTCACCTTGACTTTCCTTAGCAACGTCCGCTATCAGGTTTGCCGTTGTTTCAATCGCCGCATCATCGGTCGAATCATCCTCAATGCTGCCACCCATTTTTTCGGTTATCGCTTTAAGGTACTTCTCCGATAGACCAGTGTCCTTACACAAGCCTTTTACTTTTTCAAAGAGTTTCTTATTCATACTTGAATTGCATTTATAGTCCGTTAATATGTGACTTCTACGACTGCAAATATAGAAAATAATTCCGTAGAAATGTGTTCATAGAACACAGAAAATTTACTTGGTTAATGTATTTATTTTCTGTGTATTAGAAAATAAGTTAGAATTTTACAGAAAAAATCTCCGCAAATTATTTGGTATATTACAAATAACACACTATATTTGCACTGTGTTTAAGGAACACACATAACAAGAATAGCAACATTAAAAAGATTTCGGATATGACTAAAAAAGAATTTGAAGAGAGAACGGGATTAAAGGTACAAGATGATAGCTACTCTAAGATAGAAGAAAGCTATATGAAAACAGACCTTGACAAAGATCAGTTCTGTAAGTTGTGGGTGGAAAACCCGGATGCACTAAGAGAGATTGAGGTGAAAACGGTGCTGGTTCGTGAACTGTACGAAGAGCGCAAGAGCCTTGCAAACTTCCTGATTGATCAGGCTGAAAAATGGAGTGCATCAGACTTGCGAGAAAAAGCAATCGCCATGATAGGAGAAAAGGAATATCTAAGGCGCAAGATTGCCAGAGGATATAACCTTTGGGATGCCGATAAAGAGTTATTGGATAACATTCTAAGGAAATAAGATTATGAGCGCAAAGATAGTTTATGTGGTTTACGGATCACGTTCAGAGATTAGCCAACTTATCGCCTTTCTGGTATCTGGCGAAATGTGCTTTCACTATAGCGGAGAATACTTGTATTTCAGCTATGATCCAACGGAGCTTATCAAAGAGGCAGGAATGGATCTAAAAGTAGATATTGAGCATTGGAGTATGCTTTGCTTTAACTTCAAAGACGCACCTAATAATGAATAACTTAAAAACAAAAAGACATGGAAGCAACGATTAAACAAGTACAGGAAATAGTATCAGTTCTTACAGAGGAACAACAGCAGCTATTGAAAGACACTATCAACTATGGTGCATGGGGTGATGCAGATATGGAATTTCTGGATGAGAACGGGAATATAGAAACAGTCGGAATGTATGGCTATTGTACCAATGATGCAAAAGAAGCCGGGCATTTTTCGGGTAGAAAGGTTGCCGCAATGTTCCGATCAATCTACAAAAAGCTATGCCCGGCAAACCGAAACCAGACAGGCAGATATATTTCCCACTGTAACGACTGGTGGGGTGATGGTTCAGGCGATATGCTGTTTATCAGACATAGTTACTATAGAGCCTTTGAAGAGTGGGCAAGACAATAACAAAACGGGTGGGGAAACCCACCCTTAACCAACAAATGCAACATCGAATATGAATAATCCAATTTACATCAGAGTGCTACAGCACGATAAGAACGACCAGATACGCATAGGTGAAGCCTTTCCAGCTACAGACTTGGAACAGGTGGAAAAGAACGTAATAGCCCAATATGAAGCAAAAACCGCTTGGTGTGGCGGCTTCAAAGTGGCGTGTGAACGGTACTACAAGCGCATTGCAATAGTCAATGCCGTTAATCTTGGAATAATGCGATTGATTTATAACGAATAACTACGGATATGGGAATACTGAAAGATGCAATACTGAATGCCCTAAAAGAGCAGGGTGTAAAAGCTGAATGGGTAGGAAAAAAGCCCAGAGTGTTGAAAACGGCTGCACAAAGCAAGTATGATGATTTGCGCAAGGTGGAGCGGAACTATACCAGAGGTGTACACAACGCAAGAAAGGAGGCAAACCATGAGAGGAATAACGAAAGCCGCTAAAATGGCAAATGGCAGAAGCCAGTCATGCGCAAAATGCCCTCTTAGAAATAACAAAGGAGTATGCTTGCCCGAATACCAACGGGCTTGCTCCGATGCTTTCATAGAGGGATTCAAGAAAGGTGTAAAATGGTTACAACAAAGACAAAAGGAGGAATTATGAGATACGCACTAAGGAATCAAGATAAAATATCCTCTGTGTATAGTGCCGCTTACTTGAACGATCATATCATTAAAAGCCTTGATTCATATTTTGGCAATACAAATGATGATCGCATAATAGAGGACATTTCACAAGAGGGATTTGCAACCAAAACAGGAGAAGATTATCCAGTGTTAAGGATTAACGATATTTCAGATAATAATGCAATGTTGGAGTTTGTGGTACTAAGACAAACATACGATGTGTTGAATTTAGCATTCTTAGGAAGAATGAAAGGATAAGATTATGGACGAACAATACGAGAGCATTAAAAATAAGCTGAAAAAGCTATTGGCACTTGCAGAACGAGGTGTGCAAGGTGAAGCCGATAATGCCAGAAAATTGCTTGAAAAGCTATGCAAGGAGTACGGTGTATCTATGGAGGAACTGTTAGATGAAAATCAGTTGAAAAGATATTACTTTGATATTGGTAGAAATGCGCTATATAAGGATCTATTCGTGCAATGTTATTGCAAGGTTTCACAAAAATACTCATTGAGTTTTTATAAGGAATCAAGAAGCAAAATATCAGTAGAAATGACAGCTCTTCAATATGCAGAACTTGTGAGCCTATTTGAATGGCATAAAGCGAACTTCAATAAGGATTTGGAGGACATGAAAAAGAACATCTTACTCGCATACTGCCGAAAGCATCATCTTTACAGCGATATTAAGCCCGAAAATGACAGAGAGCTAACGGATGATGAACGCAAACGACTTATCAAAATCATGTTCATGCAAGAGAGTCTAAATGACAATCAATATCATAAACTTTTAGAGCAAGTAGGCAAGAAATGAAAACACTGTTTATTGATGTGATGCTAAAAGGTAGGTTTGTTGCCACATTGCGATATAGGTATTGCCCGGCTTTCCCTCTGGATATTGAAGAGCTATCAGCGTTTGTGGTTAGCAAACTGCCTACTTTGAGAAACAAACCGTTTAACATAGTATTTTGATATGAAACAGAAAAGTATAGGACAAAGACATAAATTCCCCTATAACTGGACTTTGAAAGATGCCAATTTCACTAAGGACAAAGGAAAGGTGTTTTCTTGTTTTGCGTGTGGTGGAGGTAGTACAATGGGGTATAAATTAGCAGGATTTGATGTAATAGGATGCAACGAGATAGACGAAAAGGTAAACCGTTGTTATGTTGCTAACCATGCTCCCAAAATCAATCTTTTAGGCGATATAAGAACGCTTATAAGAGAGAGAGAGAGAGAGAACTACCTGCGGAACTTTATAATTTGGATATTTTGGACGGATCACCGCCTTGCTCTACTTTCTCTATTTCTGGAAACCGTGAAAAGGATTGGGGAAAAGAAAAGAAGTTCAGAGAGGGACAAAATAAGCAGGTTCTTGATACTCTTTTCTTTGATTTTATAGAGTTGGCTAAGATACTGCAACCAAAGGTTGTGATAGCGGAAAATGTTAAAGGTTTACTTATGGGAAATGCCATTGATTATGTAAGGCGGATCTACAAAGATTTTGAGGATGCCGGATATTATTGCCAACATTTTTTGCTTGATGCTTCAAAGATGGGTGTACCCCAAAAGAGAGAGAGGGTATTTTTTGTATGTATCAGGCATGATTTAGGTACAAATTTCTTGCGTGTATCAAATTTGTTTAATGTAGAGCCTTATATAGATCTTTGCTTTAACGAGCCACCAATAACGTATGGAGAATTTGCCGATTATCAAGGTAAGCCATACGGCAATAAAATGAGAGAACTATTTGAATTAAGAAGATACGGAGATATTGATATGGCAAGGGCTTATCACTCACTAACGAAGAAACGAGGCTTTTTCAACCAACAGTATATGTATGAGGATAAGGTTTGTAGTACGCTAACAGCACATTCCGATTCATTGATACCGTTCAATAAGCCCGTATATTTCTCCAATTCCGAGGTATGCAATGTGGCTACATTTCCACAAGACTATGATTTTTGCGGATTGTCACCACACTACATTTGTGGTATGAGCGTTCCACCCGTTATGATGGCTCAAATAGCAACAAGAGTTTACGAACAATGGATTTCTAAATTATAACAATATGGATATTAAGAACATTACCAAAGAAGAAGCTGTAAATGGCATTAAATCACTGTTTGAATTGTTGCCTTTCGACAAAAAGGAAAATGGGAAGTCATTCTATGGCGTAGGGAGCGACTGGAAAGCTACTTTCTATTTCGACAAAAGACAGTATATGAGGGATGAAGTAATAGGAAAGCTGGTTGAATACTTCCGTGATAAAAACATTTTAGGTGGTCGGTGCAGAATATCTCCGATAACTTTGCTTTATACGGTTGTATCTATTGAAGATCGTGCTTAGTGTTTGTTATATGTAATATAATTAGTATATTTGCGTTCTATAAACACATAAATATGAAGCAAGAATTTAAGGTTATCCATGTAGAACTAAGAGAGCCATACAACGGGAAGATCCACTACTATTTTGGTTCAAAGGCAGCGATATATGACACGTTGCCGGAAGAGCTGGTAGGAATAGCCAAAGAAAGCCTTTGGAATGTGGATCTTTCCGATGGTGAATACTCAAACAAGCATTGTATTATTCGGATGGGGAAACTCAAACGGAAACAGCAATCAAAGAAAGGATCGTGATATGGAAGATGAGAAATTAATCAAAGAGCAATGCGAAAAATGCGCAAATGATTTAGCCATTGCATTTGAGGAGTTAGCGAAAAGCATTGCTGAAACTGACAAGGAGTTTCATTCACTCATGGATTCCGCTATTGATTCCGTTATGAAACAATCCATTGCGGACGCATTTATTGAAGAAATGAAATGGCTTGATAAATTGGTATCTTCGCACTGGTTCACACGATGGTATTACCGAATGAAATACAGGAAAGCGAAGTACACCAGAATACAGACAGAGAGGTATTATAATCAAAACTTCAAGTGATATGTTAGGAGCGATTATTGGCGATATTGTAGGATCACGGTTTGAGTTCCACAATACAGACAAATACGATTTTGAAATGTTCACCGATGAAAGCACTTTCACGGATGATACCATTTGCACCATTGCGATAGCGGATGCCATAACCAAAGGCACTGACTACAGAAGCAGTTTGCTTGAATGGTGTAGGAAATATCCCAATCCCAAAGGTGCATACGGTGGTAGTTTTGCCCGTTGGATAGTTTCAAGCGATCCGCAACCGTACAACAGTTTCGGAAATGGATCGGCAATGAGGGTTAGCCCGGTAGCTTGGGCGTTTGATGATTTGGGCAAGGTGCTGGAAGAGGCAGAAAAGACTGCAATCGTGACACACAACCACCCGGACGGGATTAAGGGTGCTGTAGCCATTGCACACGCTATTTATCACCTACGCACCACACACGATTTGCCGGGACTTGAAAGGGAAATGAATAGGTATTACCCACGCTTCATGCTTGGCAATTACTTCTCTGGCGTTTTTGATGAAACGTGTCCGGGTACAATTCCCGTTTGCCTGAAAATAGTCCGTGTAAGCACTTCATTTGAAGATGCCATAAGACGTGCTATTTCTTGGGGTGGTGATAGTGATACCATAGGCGCAATAGTCGGATCAATGGCAGAAGCGCAATGGGACATACCAGAGGATATGCGCAAAGAGGCTTTCAACAGATTGCCCGTTGATATGCTAAATGCGTTTGGGGATTTCTTTCAGAAACTTAATAACAAGAAAACAATATGATAACAAACAAGATAATAGAAAATTTGTGTAGCACGTTGCAAATAGACAAAAAACAACTGGTTACTATCATAAACAATGTGCATCTAAAAAAGTATGTTTATCCAGTTGATATTAGATCCCTTGCGGAATTAGGAATACCAGTTATCAGTGTTATATCAAACATTCTAAACATACCAGCGAAAAAGGCTTGCGAACTATGTACAGAAACAATAAACAAAGAAACAAAAGAGGTATGCCCACCAGATATAACCTATGAAGATCTTTTGGTCGTACTTGGTATAATAGCACAAGATTTTGAAGTCAGAAAACAACAAGCTATTTTGAGAAAGTATGAAAACAAATGAAGATTGGAACAAAGCCGGATTCTTTTCCGGCATTACAGAAGATTATTCAAATTACCACTGGTATAAGGGGGAAAAGGAGAATCCGTACACCAAAGATACATTCCACCCCTTAGCCGCTTCTTTTTGGGAATATGAGCGTGATTTCCATTTCGGGTATCTTGATAAGGCAGACACAAACAAAAGCCTTGCAGAAGCCTACAAAGAGTGGAAAAAGGAACTCATCAATGACTATTTACCCGGTAAATCTCCAAATCCATACGGAGATACTACGAATTGGGAAAAGTCCTTTGAAACTGGCAAAAGAGAGGCTTAAAGCCCCTCTTTTTTTATATCTCTTCCAACTCAACTACCCACCCCCTGCCAAAGCCAAATTTGCGCTCTGTTTCTTGGTACACCTTTAGTACCTTGAAGCGTGATCCGGCACGAAACACAACCTCATCCTCATTGGGGTAATGCGATATGGCTTTCACATCCACACCCTTTTTACTCTTGATAACCAGCATAAGGTTATCGCCAAAGATTGCCGTTTTCTCTATGCTGGTAGTGCTTGACATAAAAGCCTTGTTTACATAAGGAGTGCCAGAGGATAGGCATTTCTGCATTTCCTGAATATACCGATCCAGCTTCATAGAATCAAAGCTGATACCAGAGAACACAGTACCGTTATAGCGTGGCATTTTCTCCAGTGCTGCGTTGTGAGCCGGATAGTATTTCTGGCACAATCCTCCGTAATCCTCAACTCTTCCGAAATATGGATCAACTATGCCATAGCCGTAATTGTTGCACCATTTAGAGCCGTATGTGTATCGGTTGATCAATGCAAGCTCATCCACTGGAATACCCGTTTTCTTGCTGTATTCCCTCATCTTATCCGCTTCATTGCTATAGTTCTGCCATTTTCCACCGATAGCATTGTTTCCTGAATTGTTTACGGGCGCATTGATATACTCATCCAGAGCCTTTTTTGCAAGATCTTCCGTTTCTCCATTCAGTTTGACCAGTTTCCCTTGCTTATCAACATACTTCAAAGCAAGTTCTTTTTTGTATTCGGCAAGTCGTTTGTAGGCATACCCAACATTACTATCCCACTGGCTACCATATTGCGCCAAAGCCTTATCATAAGCATCTTGAAGCCGGGCGATCTCCAGTTTCTCTTCCGCTGTAGCGTACAAGTCAATGGTAGATCCATCACCTTGCTTTGCCAGCTTTGAAAGTCTGGCTTTCTCTACCTCATAGATCTTCGCTTTAACCTTATCAGTCAGTGTTCTAATCTCCGTTGCAGTCTTTCCGCCATTGATAGCCTCATTCAGTTCATTTTGCAATGCTTTCAAAGGCTTGCTTTTGCTCTTGTACTCCAGCAAAGGTTTGGCAGCATCTACGGCTAACTGTATTTCATATTGAGCCTTTACGGATTCCAGTTCCTTTTCAAGCATCTTCACCATTTCTGGCGAAGTCGGAAACTTGTTTTTGTCGGCTACCCATTTCTTTTCAAACTCCAGCTTCTTTATCTGGTACGGAAGATCCCCTACGGATATTTTTGCCTTGAACGCATCAAAAGCATCATATAAGGCTTGTACGGCACTTTCTCCGTATTTACCTACCAATTCCTTATGATGCTTCTGTTCTGGTGTCAGAGGGTGCAATATCTCATCCACACCGCTTTTATTGTCCCGTATGAAGTACGGCAAAGTTCCCTTTGAGGTCGCTTCATTGATACGATCCTCATTAGCCTTTACCCATCCTTTGAAATGTGTAGGAAAGTCCTCTACGGCATTCTCGCTGTTTTCAAGTGTAGCGTTCTCATCCTCCAGAAGCCGATCCAACATCTTTTCTATTTCCTCATCCTTTGCCAGCACTGGCACTTGATAGCACCTACAGTTAGGATGCCAGCCAGTCCATTTGAATGTTTTCGGATAGATCCCTTTCAGATCATCGCAAATGTCATGTATGGGGTGGTTGTTGCTCAACTTGATTTCAATGCCTACCACAAAATCCAGTTGCTCCCAACGGGTGTAGTCGGCAGTCCTATAGGCAATGTTTGTTTCTGTCCGGGCAAGCCTTTGAGCGTTACGATATGAGGAACGGTAAACACCCTTTCCGGGGTGGTATTTCTTCGGATCATCATCCACCCATTTGTAGGTTTCTGTTGTTTGGTCGTACCCCCTGCGTTTCCATTTCCTGCCATAGATAGGATTTCCGTTCTCATCTTCTCCGATCTTCACACGGAAACGCCTGTACCACCTATCCGGGTCGTTCAGGTACTCTTTAATCTTGGTTGCAAGCCTGTTGGCTGGTATGCCCTCACCGATAGCCAGATCCAAAGTCTTTTCAAGCTCTTCTTTGTACATCCCTGTGTACTTCCAAACCTTTTGCGATAGGTTTAAGCCGTCCTTTGTCTTTCTGGCAAAGAAAGCATCCATAGCCTCCATGTTGCGGAGAAAGAACCGGGCAAAGTGGTTATCCTCTATAGATTGTTCACCAAACACACTTTTAACCAAAGCATCGTTATTTTCGTTGGATAAAAGCCACTCCTTTTGTACGCTGTTTCGGATCGTCTGGTAAGTCTGGCTGTACATATTGCGAAGTATGGGCGTAACATCTTCACTGTAGCCATACTCCGAAAAGGAAAACGGCTTACCATCTTCAAGCTCCGTGCCTTTCACAAGCTCAATGATTTTACCCAGTGAATCCAGATATATTTTACGCACTTCGGCAGCATACCCCTCCGTGCGCTTGAATAACTCCTGCTGTAGCTTCTTTTCGTTTATGTACTTAGCCATACTCCGTTACCCTTTCTTTTGAAAATGTTCGCACCAATCACTATCCAGAAACTTTGAATACTTGTGGAACGGGCATTTGCACAAAAACGGCTCGCCTTTCCAGTTCAATTCATGGTAGCTGTGAGAGTGCTTGCACTCCCTACAATGGTACTTTATTTCGGATCGTTTCAGTTTCTTTGCCATCACTTTTCATCTTCATTTAGAAAGCTATCTAACAACTCCTTTTTGGTGCTGAAACAGCTACATTCATTGTGGTAGTAAATAGGATCTTTATCACCAGCGCAACGATAATCGTTGCGCTGTATTTCCACATACAAAATGTTTGTATATAGTTCACCAGAAAGAATACCGCCAGATCCGGGTATGATTCCACCCCTTACCTTTATTTCTACTCCGTCAATACGGATATTCTCCGGCTTGTTGTCACGCATGATCCAAACCTTATCACCAACATTAAATTTTGTCTTTATTTCCATTATTCGCCCTCCCCAAATACATCAGTTCTGTTAAGTGCCATTTGCCGCTCCATTGCTTCGGCTTGCTCCTTGCTGATTTGCTCGTACTCCTTTTGGGCATTCTTCACAAGGTAGGAAAGTTCCAGAGTGGACTGCAAAGAGAGTGCGCCAGCCCCGTACTGTTTCAGCACATCGGCAAGCGTTTCACTGACATCTTCACCGAACGGCTCTTGAAACTCGTGTGTCAGTTTCAATGCCTCATACTTGGATTTGTTACGATAGTCCAACACATTCCCCATAATAGCAAGCATGATACTTGCGTGGCGATTCATGTAATCATCGTGGGTTTCCTTGCGCTTCTCCGCCTTGATAACAGCCAGAAGCATAACCTTTCGGATAGCCTTTGCGGAAAGGTTGCCCAAACTCTTCATGTTGTCAAAATCAATGTTTGGCGTGAAAGTCTTGGAAAGAATGTGCTTATCCAGACGCTCGTACTCGTTAGCCTTGCTCTGTGAGGCTTGATCCCATGTAAGGTATTTCACCTCACCGCCATTTTTGAGGATAAACAACTTAGCCTCATCCTCTGCCTTTGGCAATGAGTTGAGAATTTCAGAAGTTGCCACCATAGCCGGATTTGCAAAGCGGTCGTTTACATCAGCATCCGTGCTTTCCAGAGCCTCCGATCGCTCGATCATCGGCTGTACTCCTGCGTGTTCAACCTCTTGTTCAAACAGAAGCACGGGTATTTTCCCGATAGGGTTTTGAAGTACCGCAACCTCCCAGCCGATATTTCCACGCTTCGCACGGTATATGGTATCGGCTGTGTAAATATCCACATGGTAAACCGTCCTATTCCCTGCCTCTGTCAGATAGTAGCCCCACGCAAAGGCTTTGAGTTTCCTATACTGATCCTTTACGGTGTAAATATCATCGCCATTCTTCTTGCAAAGCACATTAAGCAAAAGACGTGGGTTATCCTCTTTGTCCCTATACACATGGTAGAGTATAGCCGCTGATCCCTCCGATCCAGCCGCTCTTTTGGCTTCCCTTACACGGGCATTGAAGTGGACTTCATCATTCAGGTTTTTATAATTCTCAAATGCTTCATCCGTCCCCTCTGAAAGTTGCCCCCATTTTACTGGTCTGCCATAGAGGAACACCAAAGCAATTTCATTGATAAACTGCTGGTAGGGGATAGGAATTTTCCACCTCTTGCTCCAGCGTAAGAAATTGCCTTTCTTATCGTACACCGCACGATCCTTTCTTTCCATTATCTTGTGGCTGCTTACCTCGTAATCTCTTAGATTCTTGGCAGCGACAATGGAATGATCGTGCATCATCGTTAAGGCTCTTGATACATCCTTTGCATCCAAAAGCTCCGTCAAGCTCTGCTGGTAGCCAACAGCCGCTTTCACTTGGTTTGTCAGTACATTGAATAATCCCATATTATTTGAATTTACCCGGTTAAACCTAATCTCCGTTCTATATCGTCTGGTATCTCATACTCGTTGTAGTCAAACCACGATCGCATGAGCATCATATCCCGCCAGTCCGGGGAACAACCTAAATCCTCCTTGATTGCCTCCTTTGGTTTCAGCTTCAAACTTCCGTCATCGTCCGGCTTCCAAGTTTGCAGTTGTTCAAGTTCCCTCGCTATCTGCTCTTTGTCCGCCTGACTTACCAGATCCTCATCTATGCCCACATCGGAAGCGTTGATATGTTCTGCCAGCTTGTAGCCGCATTGCGCTTGCAAGTTTTGGTAGTTCTCATCTTTCAAAGCACGGCTGTTGTTCACAAATCCCTGTATCTCGCAACTATCCACAACACCACCGCCCACACCGTCCTCATCCACGATACACCGATAGTTTGGTATTCGGTACTTCTTCTGGCATCGGATAATGTACGCTTGTATGTCTGTAGTCTTGCTTACGGGAAAACTCCTTATGTCTATGATATTCCATCCGTCCCATACGGCTATCCTCGCATAGTCAGCACCGAAACGGGCAATATCTCCAGTTAGGTAGTGAGTGCCTGTTTTCTTGGCGATCCTGTTACCGAATATCGCCATGATAGCATCATGGGAACAAAGGGAATTTGGGTTATCGTCATACTCCCAGTTACCCTTAAACAGACGCTCGAACTTCACTTTGTCAGAGGTCGTTTTCAATCCCTCTATGTAATCAGGATCAATAAACGGATTCTCTTGCACAAGGCACGATATGTAATACTTGTATTCTGGAAGTTTGCCAGTAGTGAAAGGCTTGTAAAACAAATCATACATCCAGTTCTTTTTGGGGTTGCAAGTGATAAACAGTTTGCGCCTTAGCCCGTATTCTTCATTCTTGAAACGCCCCACACGGGTTTTGAGGGTATCATAAGCACCGAAGTTTACTTCTCCACCCTCTTCAATCCAACCGCCCGTGAACTCAATAGATCCGTAACGCTCATACAGAGGATCACCCGGCTTGTATTGCAAATCCAGAAAATCAATGCGTGATCCGTTGTAGAACTCAATGTAGTTAAGGTTGGCATTGTACTTATAAAGCGTATCATTCACACCGTAACGGGCGCACACTTGGTAGAATGTTATCAGTGTGGATTGGGTTATACGCTTCAACTCCGCACGTCCTATAAACCACTTCGTGCCGGGGTAGCAAAGGCACATGAAGATAAGCCATGCCGCACCAGTCCACGACTTAGCACCACCAGCCGCACCACCATACAAGATTTCAACGTGTTCTGTATCGGTAAGAATGCGCAAAGCATCAGCTTGTTTGTCGTGCCTCTTACCGTCACGGCAAACAATGAAGTCAAAACAGCCACGCTTGAACAACTCAATTTTGACTGCAAGCCCCATAGGTACTGTTATCGCCTTGCTACTTCTTGCCATCTTTCTTCATGCTGATCTTTTCAAGTAAGGAATTGTATTGCAATAGTTCCTCCGTACTCAATGCGGACAAATCCACATTGTTTGTTGTCGTTACTTGGGCATTCACATCGCCCTCAATGGGCTGTGTGGCTTTCCCAAACAGATACTCAATGATCCAACGGATCGTGTAGCTTTCCCCCTTTGATGTTTCCCTGTTGATAGCCTGCGATAGCGCAACAAACACTTGGCTTATCACTTCATCCTTGCTTAGAGCATCTGGAGTTTCGCCATTCCGTATTTGTTCCGCTATCTTCTTCATGTCATTGTTGAGCGATAGGTTTAGGGCTGTTGTCTGCCTTATATCCACACTCAATAGCGACTGGAGCAAATCAATAATCTGGCTTTGGGTAAATGTCCCATTGGAAGCCAGATTTATTCCGTACTTCTTTTTCAGTATGGAAAATATCTTTGGCTTCCTGCCGGGGTTTTCAGGCTGGTTGTCTTTCGTGAACCTGTTACCCTTTGAATTACCCTTTTCAAATCTTGCCATTTCTCAACTTCTCCGTTGTTTTCCCGTTGTTTTCTCATTCCACAGACGGGTTAGCCATTCAACAATTCTTTCCTCTTTTTCTCTGCTTCTTCGTATGTCTTTGCCACAACCAAACAATCCGTTTCGCTGTACTCCTTACCCTCCTTATCCAGATAGATAGCTTCAATGGTAGTATCTACACTACCCATCACCGTTTCATATCCGCTAAAGCTGGTTGTTACCTTGTAGCCCTTTGTCAGTACCGGGAAAGCCTCTTTGCTCGCATCTGTCACAATATGGTTTTCTACTCCTACTTTCAGGCTGTCACTAACAAGGAATAGGGGCAACTCCCTTACTACCTCCTTGATCTTATCGTACAATGTGGCTTCAACGCTTCCGGCTTCTTCTACGCCTTGCGTGGAAATTTCCACATCGGAAAAATTCTTCTGCATACTGAAACTCATTTTAATCATAGCAATCTGCGTTTATTGAACACACTATAAAGCCAAAAGAAAATCGGATATAGTTTACCCGATTCTCTTTCTCATTCGGTCTGCTTAGGCATTCTCCTGCTCTTGGTACTTCTTCCAATACCAATCTATCAAGTCATTGCCTTGCGCTTCCAGTTCGTCATAAGCATCTTCTTCATCCAGAAGATCGTTTGCTTTGTCAATTACTCCCATGAGCAACTGTTGCTGCTCTTCGGTGGCACTATGCACCTCAATTTCTCCGTTGAGTTGCTGGCGGATCACCTCAATTTCTTTTTCTGTAAGTTCAATCTTTTTCATATTCAATATCTTTAGACGTTACAAAAATACTCATAATTTGTACTTCTTGGCTATGTTCTTAACCGCTGCTGTGTATTTGTCGGACTTTCCATGTATGGCTTTCGTCACCGTTTCAGCCCAGAACTCACTTACATTGGTTGCGGCATACTTACCATAGCCGGACTTCTTTTTATCCTTACGCCATTGGGTGTATAGCTTGTTGATCTCCTTTCCTGCCGCCTTTTGCTTTGCACCCGTCATGTGCTGATTCCATGTTGCGTGTGCCAGTTCGTGTGTCACTGTGTGCGCAATAGGCTTGTTTGTCTTGGTACTCCATCCGCTTGCATATCCTTTCCTATGCGAAGCCTCGATAGCACTTCTTGACTGGTTGAAATGAGCCTTGTTAAGATACACGCCATCAGACTTGCCATTAGCCGTTACATGAACTCCGTATGTTCCTGCTGGCAGATCCGCCAACTTCACACTACGCTGCCTTACACCCAGTACGGCATGGTATCTGGAAATGGCTTCTTTGGTCGCTTTGTACACCGCTGGATCTTTCATGTTCACCAACGGCTCTACATTTGAAACTTTACCCTTGAAAGTGGCATCGCCCGGCTGTAAGCCTCCACGTGTTCCGCTTGAATTTCTTCCCATATTCGCTACTTCTTTTTTGCGTTTATAAAATCGGTTACATACAGTAGCCCGTGTTTCCGGCAAAACGCTTGTACATCCTTACCGCCTCCATAAACAAGTAGGTTAGGCTTTTCAAGCCCGGAAATCTCTTGTGCTACTTGGAGATCCGATTTAAGGCTTTCCATCCATCCGTCCAGCCCACGAGTGGCGAAAGCATTATATCCTTTCGGAATCCCCATTTTGTTGTACTCTATGAATTTGTGAGATACATTCAAATCAGCATACACCCTTATACCGCACTCTTGGAAGTAACGGGATAACCACCGTTTTTTGTAGATGAGTTGCAAGCCCCACGCTATAGGTGTCTGGTCGTGGCAACTACAATTCGGCTCTACCACAGCTTTGCAGCCACTTGCAAGCAAGTTGATCGGATCTTTGAAAAGAGCCTCAAACCTGTAATCATCCACATAGAAATGATAGGTGGCTACATCTTTCCTCAAACGGCTGTTTGCACCCCACGGAGATAACGGCAACTCCAGTTTTCCGGCTTGCATTTCCAGAAGCAAGTTGGGGATCTCAAAAATGTTGTCGCTCTCATACAAAACATCTTTGAACATGGAGCGGTAGAAAGCCTCTTTGTCGTTTGCCTCTTCGCTTCCATCCTCTTGCTCATCGCTCGCTGCCTCATCTTCCGGCTCATCCTCTTCAACCGCTTTCTTCTTTGACTTCTTAGGCTCTGCATCCTCCGGGATAGTCAGACCTATAAAGCTGAAATCGGTATCTTTCCAGACATCATCCACTTGCAATGCGTTGAAATCCCATTCTCCGTTATTGATATTGTCCCGGAGAATGATATTCTTTTCCTCATCCTCCGTAAGATCCGAATAGACAACGGTAGGGACTTCTTTCAGCTTCAATTTCTTAGCCGCTTTCAAACGCTGGTTTCCTGCTATCACAACCAGTTTGCCCGTCCGGTCGGATAGCGTAATAGGTCGGTGCTTCCAGAATCCGTAAATCTTGATACTATCCACAAGCCGATCCATATCGGCTTTCTTGATAGTCCTCGGATTGGATTCCAAAAGCACCATTTCCGACAAAGGGCGATATGTAATCTCGCTACACTTCATCCTCTGCCTCCTTTTCCTCGTTATCTTCCGTTTCCTCAACCTCACTCACTGGCAGATTATCCAGATACTGATCCAGCCCTATAGATTTGCGGAAACGCTCTACAATCCGGCACGGTATGATATATCTACGCTTCCTCATGTATAGGAAACGGCTGTTATCCGACACATCTACGCCAACAGCATAGAACTTGCCACGATAGGACAAAGGCAAAGGCAGTTTGTCATAGATAAAGACACGGTTTTCCTCAACCTTTGAAATGGTCGCTTTCCTGTTATATTCGTTGTTCAGGTAAATGTACATCACATCACCTTGCTTCATATTGTCGGCTGGCATCCACTTGTTTACAAGGTAGCCGCCCCAATTATGCAACACAAACAGAACGCCAACTATCACGGCAAACACGATAAGAACATCAATTATCAGCATAGCTTTCAATTTACTTGGTTAATGATACAAAGATATGAATTTATGTGTTTACTAAACACACTTTTAAGCATAAAAATAGCCTAATAACCGAAAACAAGCATAGCCGCATCCCTGCCATGCTCATTTGTCTGCTTTCCCCACCCGGTATATCGCTTGAAAGTTTCCTGTTTGAGCTTGGTTACATTCCTTTTAGGGGCAACCATTTCAAACTCAACTCCCAGATCTTTCAGGTAATCTTCCCAGATAGAGGCATCACGCTTCACCGATCCAACACCTTGAAGCCGTTTCCTTTCCTCTTCCCTTGACATCCTTTCAGTGCCGAACCAGTTTCTTTGCCTCGGATCTTCCCCCCTCACAAACACCTTATCGCCTACAGCCACATATTCATCACGCAAGGATCGGACATTTTCCATTGCCTTATGAATGGGCAAAGAAGTCACCATAAGTAGGGATCGCTGCTTGCTGTCCCAAACAGCGAATCCCGTATGTACGCCTGTATCTATCCCAATACAAATCATTCCGCTACTTCGTTTTCTTGATTGTTGGGAATCTCATACAATATCACGCCTTTCATTTCACTTGCATCCTTTCTTGGTGCATACAGTTGCGCCATCAAAAGGTTGTCCGGCAAAAACTTGTAGCGTATTTCCTTGATAAGCGGCAAGCCTATAGGAACTTCGCTCATCATGTGCAAAGTCCAGAGGTCGTTTTCCTTTCTCACGCTTACTATAGCGGACTTGTAGAGGAATGTACCCGTCTTGTATTCTCCGTACTCATCGGAACACTCCGCTTCTTTTTGTGCCGTTTCTTCCAGCATCTTAATGAATCCGGCATTAAGCCTTTTCTTCCGTTTCGCCCAGTATTCCGGGTAGATAACTCTTGCTTTCTTGGTTTCGTCAGTTTTCATATCATTCTTGGGTTTTAATTGATACTCTTATAGATGCTTTCGTTTCCACATCAACCAGATATTGAGCATACATATCCTTGTGTTCCTCTTGGAATCTGGTTTTGTCGAAATTCTTACGCTTGGACGGTGCAATGTAGGATATTCGTATTCTCTCATTCTCCGCTTTCTTCAGGTCGTGTGTTTGCATAAGCTCCAGCATACGATCCTGTAACTGCTTCTTACGCTCTTCCAGCCGGGTTATTTCAGCATCAACGGAAATATACTCATCCTGTAGTGCCAGAAGATCATCCGGCATCGGATCAAATGTTTTTTCTTTCTTCTTTGCCATAATCAGACTTTGTAAGGTGAAACAATATCGAATATCGCCTTGCATATCTCTATATCATAGAGCGCATCATGCAAGCGGTTGGAATCTACATCAATGCCCAGAAACTTTGCAACCGTCCCCTGCTTGAAATTCTCCATTTCCGCACGTCTGGCGGCAAGATACGGAGTGGCAAGCACCATCACATCTATAGAATTGCTCCAGAACCACGATCCGAAATACTTATCTTCATTCTGCACGAACCATGCACGGAGAAACTGGTTATCAAATGAGGCATTGTTGTACCCGGCAAGAAAGAACTTATCCTGCCTGTTGTACTTATCCACATACTTAGCCAGCATATCCACAAACTGCCTGTACACTTCGCCCATAGGTGGGTAAGCCATTATTTGCTCCTTTGTAACTCCTGCCACATCCAGAGCCTCTTGTGTAATATCGGCTTTCGGATTGGGTTGTACATGGAAATTGAAACTTTCACGGACTTCACCGTCAATTACTACCATACCGCTTATCTGGTGAATGCCGTGCCGATTTACCAGAGTGCCAGTAGTTTCCAAATCAAAAAATAATACTTTCATACTTACATCTTTTTATATTGTTTCATTGCTTGGTATAGGCTTTGTTCCTTATCCAGAAGCGTAATCAGCCGATCCACATCTACCATCTTTTCACCGTCCAGATATGCCCAGATACTACGCAAGGCATTGGCTACCGCCTTAGCCTCATTTGATTCTTTCAGGTGGGCTGTTACCTCTCTGTTGGTTGCAGTCTCTCTTCCTTGTTCCTTTGCCGCCTTAACAGCATTTTGAGCCGCTTTCACTTGATCCGATTCCGTTTCATAGCTTGAAGCAATCTCCCTTGCCGCTGTTATGGATAGCTCATTTCTCATAATCCGCTCTTGCAACTCCTTTGGAAGATCCAGAAGAGAAAGGCACTTGCTGATATATGCCGGGGACTTCTTGAATTTGTCCGCTATCTCCACCTGTGTATATCCGAACTCTTCTTTGAACCGCTGGAACATCAAAGCGCATTCATATTCAGTAAAACGCTTTCCCTCATTCCTCATCATCTGCTCTATGTACAGATCCTCACGGCTCATTGTTGGCGGTCGCTTCAACGCTTTCACAAAGGGAATATCCGCACCCTCTGAAATGGCTATCATAGTGGCACGGAATCTGCGTTCACCATCTACCAGCCTGTATTTCTCATCACCGTTTTCATCCTTGAAAGCGATCACGGTTAAGGGATTCAGCACCCCTTTCGCCTTGATTTGCTCTTTCAATTCATCCAGATCAAAATCTCTACGGACATTGAAGCCATCTTCCACTACTATGTTTCGTGGATCAATCAGGAACACATCCGTTTTCTTTGTTGCATTATTTTTCATTCTACTTATTGTTTTGTTGGTAAAACTTACATGGTTTCTTTCTTGCTGTTATTCTCTTAGCCAGCTTGCAGCAATACATCTGACCTACTTTCGGATTACTCCAGAAGTGCTTACATTCGCTACAATGCCTATCGTCACTCATCGCTATCAAAGTATTCTTTGTTATCTTCCAGAAACTCTTCCAGCGCATCATCGCAAAACATACCATCACACGTTATTTCCGGGGTATGGTCTATTTCACCTCTACGCCACGGGCAATATGCGCATAGCTCTTCGCCCAGACTTTCTTTCAACTCTTCATTTCTATTCATATCTGCTACGGAATTTCCCACAGTTACATTTGAAGTGTGGCATTACACCTTTCGGATCTTCATAGCGTGTTCCTCCCTTAACATAGGAATGAGCCGTACAACAATAAGCCTTATAGCCTTTTCTAATCTCCAATAGCTTCATATAGGAGCAATTTTCACAAGTCTTATCCATATCAATAACCGAATATCATTCTAAAAACATAACTTACAGAGCCGGAATAAACCTCATTCCCCTTTGAAGCACGGATATGTTTGCCCAATGTGACAACCTTAAAACCACGCTCCTTAATCCGCTCAATCTTCCGCTCCTTATCCATATCAGCACACCTTGAAAGTATGAAACACAAGCGAACCACCGTACATTTGAAAAGTACCTATGTATTCCAGCCTGTCGCTGTCTTGAATTGTATGCCCTGTACCATGTACTCTGATATGTACTCTTTCTTTTTCAGCATTAGGATCAACCATTGCCCAAATGCAAGGAACACCATTTTGAGTTTGAACCGTCAGAATTTTTGCGCCAACTGGCATTTCGATATTCTGATCATCCGTTACTTCAATCCTGTATTTATAAATCTTCTTCATATTGTTAGTATCTAAAATCCGTAAAATGAATAACTACACCCTCAAACACATTATCCTTAGTGAAGAACCATGAAATGAAGTCCTCAACGCTCAAACCGTCATTCTTGGCTACCACTTCAATAGGCACTCTCTTATCATCAATCCAGATTTGAGGCACGGCATCGCTGCTGTCATAAGTCATTGTTATGCGTTGCAGTCCTATTTCCTCATACCTTGCAAACTCCCTTTGTTCGGAGTTATACGGTCTGCCAGTCCATTCCCTAACAGATAGGTACTTTCTGCCAGAGGAAATGCCCTTGTAACGCTCATCCCATACACCTTTTGCATTGTGCCGTATAGTGTGGATCTTCGTGCCATTTTTCAACTTGCTTTCAAATCCTGTAGGCACTCCGGCTTTCGGGTGTGTAGCCGGGAACTTTTTGCAGAGGGTAACTATAACTTTCTTCTTTTCCATTGCTAAATATGTTTATTGAACACACTTATTGAAACAAATTAGGCATATTGGGTGCTAAGTTGGATAGCATATTATCCACTTTCCGCTCCAATTCCTTTGACTTAGCAAGGGTAGCCTTATCCCTTGTTTTGAAATACTCCTTTTGGTATTTTCTCATTTCCTGTACTGTCTTTACAAATTCGTCCATCATTTCAGTTTTATGTATTTACCCGGTATATTTGACTTCTCCAGAGCTTCGGCATTGCTTTCTCCAAATGCTATAAGAACGCTTCCACATCCCGGACTATCGCCCTGTGTCCCGTCTGGTCTGTAGAACTTGATCCTGCCTCTAACAAACAGTATGGCACTTGCGTTGGGGAAGATCAGATCTTGGAACATCTTGCTGTCGCACCTGTTGAAAAGCAATGCTATGCCATTGTTGTTTGCTACCATCTTTTCCACAAACCGCTCTATTAGAGGGCGTGAATAAGGGGGATTTAGCCATACTCTTACCCCCCCCCACGAGGTTTTCAAACCGTCCTCTTGTGGCGTTATATGCCTTTTGGCAGTGTCCCACAATCGGTTTTCAGGGGAACACGGATCAAGGTCAAATTCACCGAGTGAATCAATGATCCATTTCGGAGTGTACCACTCATCCGTGGTGTTGGCGCATCTTTCAAAACTTGTATTCATGTTCAATACTTTTTTCCGTGTTTGACCTCTCTACTTTCATTGTACCGCATCTTTTGTTCTATGTGCCATTCAAGATTAAATCCCATAATTTCTGACAATCTCCGTATCTGGTGCAAAGCATAGTTTACTTGCTCTTCCTGCGAATACTTGTAATTCACCAAATCTTTAACTATGGCAAAGATGTTTTCCGTGAAAGTCTTTCGTGGAGTAACAACGTGCTTTAGGCATAATCTATTCAAGTTCAGATTGTGCGCTCCGGCAAGATCCAGCAAACGAATTGCGGCATCTGCCAACTCATCCTCTACTGTATCTTTCAAATGCGATTCAAACAGTCCTTTGAAATCTTCTCCAGACGCTAAATCATCTTCAAAAAGTTTCTTCATATCCTTGCCTGCGTAATCGCCCTTTCTATCTGCTTCTACAGCTTCCATAAGTTCACTGATAACCAGACAAAGGAAATGTTGATCGCTTGGGTTATTCTCCCAAAATCCGTGTCTTACGGAATTGGCATGGGCTTTATCCCTTAATATATTCCACTCAATCATAGCCTTATCTTCTGTAGCTGTTCTGTTTGTAATGCAGTCTTTCAAACATTTCTTCCATCCTATCAGCAATACGAACACCGTAACGCTCGCCAAACTCTTCATCATTCAGATTGGAAGTTGCGATAGTGAACAACTGCCTATCATATCTCGCATAGATCAGTTCCGTTACTGGTGAAAATTCGTTACCCCAACTCTTCACGCTTTCCGGCTCTGTACCCACATCGTCAATAAACAGCAACTCTTGGTTTTTCAGCCTTGCGAAATAAGCCGGATCGTCCACTACGGATTTAGCCAGATTCAGAGCCGAAACACGGTACACACCTCTTCTTTCAGCGGATATTGAACTTCCACCATAAAGAATACCTATCAAGTTGCATATTGCCTTTGCCAATGTTGTTTTACCAGAACCAACACTTCCATAGAGCAACAGCCCTACTTTGTAATCACCACAAAGCCATTTTGCAGCCTTTTTGATTTTCTCCAGCGTGCTATCATCGGCAATGTACTTTACTCTTCTACGTTCCACTTCCGACTGGTAGCACATACGCAGCATTTCTTCTATCGTTTCTTGCGGAAACATATCGACCTTAAAGCGTGTCCCTGTAGCTGCCTGTCTTGCCAGTATCGCTTGAAGTCTTTCCGCTAATTGCTTTTCCATTTCTCTGTATTTCTTCGTTATATCTATCTACTACCCAATTTAATATAGTCCTATAGTCAGATCTGTATTTCTTCCCTTTAGAACCTTTGTAGTTATCAAGTATTTCTATCATCCTCTTTGCCCCCTCTTCGGAGTATTGGGCGCATAATTTTGCGTACTCATCCCTTGTAAGGGTGACAAATTCGGCATATTTATACTTCTTGGCTTTCTCCGCTTTTGCCTGCTGTTCTGGGGTTAATGGCGGTGGGCTTTCTTCCGGGAATAAGTCCGGCTGTTGTTCCCCTACAGTTCCCTGCTTGGTTTGCTCTTCCGGCTTTTCTTCTGGCTTCTGCATAGGCGGCTGTTGTACTGGCGTTGCATCAAAAACCTTAGCCTTTGTAACATCACCGCCTTTCTTGCCAGCCTCACGCCTCTTTTCCCTTATAGCCTCATCACGAACCATACGCCTACTGAATACAGCACCATCATCACGAACTCCGCACAAACCGTTTTCTATCAGCATATCAAGCCAGTTTTCACCTACGGAGCTTTCTTTTCCTAATAGCCTTAGTATTTCCTCATGCGTATATATTTCGCCTGTAGGCTTAACCATTACGCCACGATCCGCACTTTCCCACATATAGCAAAGCATATCAATCCACAGCCCCTTAACATCAAGTGGCAGTGCTTTCAATACTGGATCGCTCAACCAGTATTCAGTATCGAAAGGCATTGGATTTTTCTTCTTTCTTGCCATTGTGGAACTTCTTATAAGGGTGGGGAACAAAGCCCCCACCCGAAACACATTTAGATTTCCATGATTGCAATGTCTGGCGCAATGGCTTTGATCTTGGTAAGAACATCGTCAATGCAACTGTCACGGTAGGTTTCCGTCAGTTCATTTGCGCCCGGAGAAACAAGTTGTAACAGCACTTCACCGTCTTTCAGATAGTGGTCAAACTCTATCTCAATGGGTGTCTTTGCAGTCCCCTTGAAGATAGCCACATTGATAGTGAAACTCTTCGGCAAGTTGCTTTCCACCTCTTGACGGTACACATCAGCCATAGAGCCGGACGGATCATGCTGTTTCTGGATTTCAGCCTTTGCCTTAGCCGAAAAGTTTTTGAGTTGAGAAACAAGTTTCATGCACTCTTCTTTGTCGGCAAACAGCACACGGTTAATTCGCAGGAACTGACCCAGCTTTGCCGGAATCCAGCCGGAACTGGCATCATTGATACCGAACTTTTCAAAGGCTTCTGAAAACTCAACCTTTCCAACGAAAGTGTTTTTCGTGTAGTAATCATCCTCATTCACGGTAAGGGTGATCGTCATTTTCTCACGATCCACTTTCACATTCGCCCGTTTCTGGTCGATCGTGCCTATACGCTTCTCCAGCCAGTCAAACGGAGTGGAGATAACGCCACTAACACCTATCTTCTCCGGCTCTTTGGTTTCAAGCGGATTGGGCGATTTCGGTGCAGCTCCCTCACGGTACACAATCTCAATAGGCTTTTCGCCTGTGTAGTTCTCAATGTTCACGGTCAAACCGTTCTCTTTTTCGTTTCTTTCCATCTTGGTAATTTTGAATAGTTAAACATTAGTTATCTGTACCTGTCTTAGACATCTGTACCGTCATATTTTCCCGTATTCCCTGAAATATGGTGCGTGTCCTTTCTTCCGGGCGCATATCACGCTCTTCAATCTTGTAACCGTTAGGATCATACAGAGCCACTTTTCCCTCATCAGCATCTAAGAACTGGTAACATTCTCCAGATACCCATTCTCCACCAGCTTTCAATTCGCCACGGATCTTACCCATGCGTTCAGCAAGTGGCTTTATACGCCCTTTTAAGTCAGCCCGGACTTCTGCCAGTTTCTCTTCCAGATCTGCAATCTGAATGGAAACATTGGCAAGTTCAGCACGTTTTTCATTCGTTTCTTTCGTGTCGAATTTCCGGGTGTAGCACTTCTCAACAATCTTATCGCAACTATCCCGTAAGATTTGCGCCCGTTCCTCAATCGGGGTGTCCGCTAACATTACATCTTTCATCCTACAAACATTTTAGTGATTAATGAATTATTCTAAGTGTCCTGTAACTTTGAAACCGAAAGCCAGATATTCAGCCCACAACTCAATGAATTGTTTTCCGAAGTATTCCGCTTTCTCTGGCGTTTCTTGGCACAAGCGGAAACCAATGCGCGCATGCGAGTGCGAGGAGCGATGATTCGTACTCAGACAACCGAAACCCGCATCCGCACCAGTATACGCAGTCCCAACGAGCAGAGCACCACGCAGAGATTTACGTTTTTCTTCGCTCATTTCTTCCATTTCCTTTTTGGTGTATAAGGCAAACCACGGATACCAATAAATTTCCTTACCCTCTGCATCTGGCTTTGGCTGGAAGTCTTTACCCCACAAAGCCCGGCTAATAATTTCCAGCTTCATAAGGGCTATAATGTGCTTAGGCATATTTTGCCGAAAATCGTAGTGATCTGGAAACTGTGCGCAAAGAGCCTTGTTTCTGTTTTCCGAAAGGATCGGAGTTAGCCCCAGCACTTCACAAGCATCTTCGTAACTCTTGATCGTTTTGTAATCGTCAAGTGTCGGTTTTGCAGCCTCACAGACTTCTTTGCCGAACATCTTAATCAGCATTTCCTTTACACCATCACAAGCATCTTTATAGGCGGCTTGTACTTTCTCCTTTTCAATTTGAATTTTCATCTTTCAATGTTTTTAGTTTGACAATCAGTTTTTTAGTTAATCTTATCGCATTATCCACTCTGGTACTCCGTCCGGGTGGAATGTTTTCAATCAGCACTGGCAGAAGTCGGATCAGTTCCGAAACTACACCGTTGGGTATTCTTTTCATTGCACTTCCAGTATTTATCAGGATCGGGTATTTCCACATTCAGAAACTCTCTTCCGTACTCCCTTAGCTTTTCGCAATAGGTGGAGAAAGTAAGCGTGTCCATAGTGGCTGTAGAGCCGGGGAAAGTCAGGATTTCGCCCGTGTGTTTGTTTACCACTTTGTCAGAAGTCATTTGAGCCTTAAAGAACTCATGCACTTGCTCCACGCTTACAAACTCATATCCGGCATCCAGAAGAGCATCTAAAAGCATCGGGTAGATACACCCCCACAACCACCCGTTTTGGTCGTTTGATCGTGGTTTTCTCACCCTTTTAACCTCTATCCGATACATCCCATCTAATTGATGTTTGAACCATTCATAAAGAGGTTTGAGGTTAAACAGCCCGTTTCTTTTCTCTACCAGAAGTTTTGCCATACCTAAATCCTATCCAGTTCTATTTCAAGTCCAGTATGTGCCGCATAAACCACCTTTCCAGTCTGCCTTTCTATCTCCGAAACAAAGTTCTTTTCATCGCTATTGTTGTCGGATAAGTGAAGCAGGACAATGTTTGCCACATTGGTAAGGTCATTGGCACATAAGAACCCTTTGCAAGTATTTAGCTCCATGTGTGAAGTCATCAGGCGTTCACGCTGTGAGGGAAGTGTACGCCCGGCATTGATAGCCTCCACCAGCTTTGCATCAGAGTAATTGCACTCTATCATAACTTGGTTTAATCCGGGAAACACATACTCACACATACAACTATCCGTAAGGAACATTATACGCCCTGTTTCCGGGTGGTCTATCAGGTAGCCGACACAAGGCACATCGTGGCAAGCATCGAATGGCAGCACCTTGAATCTTCCAAACCTGTAGCCCTTTCCACGCTCAATACAATAGGCACGGCTTCCAGTAACCCCCTTTGCAGTCCAAACCTCTTCCAGTGCCAGCGTTGGGAATCCACTTTCCACCATTGCCTTAATGTATTTTGCGTGATCGTTATGTTGGTGCGTGATCAAGCAGCCAGACACTTTGCGTATATCGAAGCCCAGAGCCTTTTTCACCTCAATAAATCTTACTCCAGCCTCAATGATAAGTGCCTCATTCTTATTCTCCAGAATGTAGCAGTTACCCTGACTACTTGATCCTAACACTTTCAAAACCATATCACACTCCGTTAATAGTCCGGCTCATTTGCCGCATTTGGATTAGCGTTACTTTCGGTCGCAACCTCTTCATAGGTCGCATCCGTCATATCCAATACCTGTTTGTTGGCATTGTCCTGAATCAGATTATCACGGAAATCTGTGTATTCGCCCTCATAGTCGCTTGTGATAGCATTCTGCATTTCAATAGACAGATACCCGTATTTACTAAGTAAATTGCGTATAACCGTCTTGATAGCCATTCCGTGAAAGTTACCCATCCAGCCTACAGCCGTACTATCTGGAGATACCGGAAGATTTGAAAGGCTCAACAGATGCTCAACAGTAGCCTTTTCGTCGTTCTTCAAAGCCTTAGAATACCTCTTTGCGTGGGTAGCCATTTGTTCGGTTGTCATATACAAGGTTTTTGCAAACCCGTTGATCAACTCGAAGTAGCAGAAGTAACCGATCACCTTATCAGACTTCCTTTCACCGTCAAAGGCTATTTCTCCAGTAAGCCTATTCACCTTGCGCAATTCGCCATCATAGACTACATCAGCATTGATTGTTTTGTATTGCCCGGATCTCAAAGCCAACTGGATAAGTCCTTTGTAGCCTATCTGGAAAGTAGGCTCATAGACCTTAACCCACTTCTGTAGTGTCTTACCGTCACGTCCGATCTTTGGTTTTCCGTTCTCATCCAGATCATCAACTCTCTTGCTATTGTTGAAAGGAATGATAAAGGCATAGCCCAGAGCCTTGTTGATAGGCAAGTGTAATACAGCAGCTTTCAGAGCCTCCATTACTACCTGTTTTGGCTCGCATAACTGTAACTTGGAATCACTGTTGTACAAGTCAATCACAGAAGCCACGAAAGTAGAAGCGTTCTTTTGCAAGGCATTCTTGAATTGTTCCATTACAGAGGGTGCGTTAAGCATCTGTTTCAGAAGATCCACGCCCTTTGTTTTCTTTGCGGCAACCGCTCCACTGTTTGCAGTCGCCACCGCTGTTGTTACTTGTGTCATTTCCCGAATATTTTAGATAACTTCATAAAATTCAAAAACTTAATAGCCCTATTAAACAAACCTCTTGATTCGTTTCTAATTGCAAATTGGGCTATCGCATATACCAACTTTTCTTCGGTACCAGCGGCAAGAACTTGTGTATTCGCATTATCTCCTTTTTCGTTTTCTTCTACCGCAATTACAATAATTGCTCGTTTGTTGTTGTTATCTTTCGCCACCATGCAAGTAGCAGAAGAAATAAACTCTGAAACTTTCTTTTGAAAGTCTGTTGTACAGCATCCGTTCATAATTGATTATTTAATGGTTAATTCTTTGTCATGGCTAACCACCAGATTAATAACCTGTGAAATGGTTGGTATGATCTCATTCACACGCTCCCTGTTATCAATGAAGATAGGTGCGGATATGCCTTTCACTTTGCACATGGCATTGATAATATCCAATCCGGCATTAAGTTTCTTTGCATCATTCAGATCTGGATAAGGAACACCGTCTATAGTGCATACGCAAGTCAGTTTCTCACCTCCGTTAAGTTGCTCATTCACGAATGAGAAAGAAACAATCTGGAACATTCCATTAATGCGCTTCATAAGCTCATTATCCTTTGCCTTTTGGAAATCCAGCATAACAAACTCTGTTTTCTCCAGATCGGCAAGTGCCTGATTGTTGGCAATACGCTTTTCTTCCAGCGTTGCAATCTCCTTATCAGCCCGTTCTATGGCTTCACGCTTTGCAAGCCTCTTAACCAGTTCGGAAATGGCACTGTCAAGCACCTTGATACCGTCTTTGAGATCTGTAGTATCTACTGGCTTTGCTTCCATTGTAAGCTGGTTTTCCAATTCCGCAATCTCATTGCGAATGGCAATGCAATCGGAATCAGATTCTATCAGTTGGCGCACATCCACGCTTTCCGGCATACTTGCCTTTTGAGCCTCAATATCTGCCTTGATTTGTTCAATCATTGCCTCCAGTTCAGCAACCTTAGCCAAAGCATCCTCACGTTTTTTCTTTGTTTCTTCCAGAGAGGATTTGATACCTTTTCCTTTCGTGGAATTAGCCTGTAGCCTTGCAGATTTGCTTTGGTTGAAATTAGCCTCCATTTCGTGCTGTTTGGCGGCAATATCATCCGCTTCAAGCTGTCTATGGCAAGTAGGGCATACGAAAGCACCCTCCGGGTATGTCAGTTGCTCTTGGCTTATCTGCCTGTATTGCCCACGCAACGTATCAAGTTCCGTGTTCATTCTCTGGATTTGTGCCTCATAAGAGGATATTTCGTTGCGCTTCCGCACCAAATCCCCCTCATGTAGTTTCAGCTTGTATTCCATATCACGGATCTTCAATGAAACATCATTGCGACCTTTGTCGGCTGTTGCCCTCAACTCATTCTCCTTTTGGGTAAGGGAAATCCGCTTTTCTCCGATAGTCTTTTGGATATTGGCTTTCCGCTTGTACTCTTCCTCTACCAATTTGGATTTATCAGACAAAGAGGCTTCCAGTTCGGCTTTCTTCGTGCGCTTTTCCGTTAGTTCGGCATCCAAAGCCACCCAATCCTCTTCTTCCGGCTTCAACCTGTTTGCAGTCTCAATGTTGGACGGTATCACCAACAACTCATCCTTGATCGCCTTTTTCCGTGAGGCTATCTCTTTGGAGTATTGAGCCAGCGACTTGCCGGATAACTGCGCAAGCAGTTCCACATACTCCGGCTTCAATCCTGCCACATCTTCATCCGTCACATCGCCTGCCATGTCAAGCAGCATACTTTTCTGTATTTCGGGATTAAGAGAGGTGAAATAAAACGGATTGGTGATCATCCGTGAAACATCTTCCGGCAAAATGGAAGCTACCGTACTATCGTATTCCTGTTTGGTAGCCAGTTTCACATCATTCACATAAAACTCTGTCTGGTGGTTTTTCAGCGTTTCTTCTGTAGTTCCACGAGGTTTTACCCACTTCTCCACATACCTACGCTGTAACTTCACCGACTTTCCATCTACCGAAAGCAAACCACTAACATAATGCTCTATCTTCAAGATAGGCTTTCCGTTTTCATCCAACGTCTTAATGTTGAAATTACTATCGGATCTGCCTTTGCTATCCTTTCCGAAAAGAAGCCACGAAAAGGCATCACATACCGTTGTCTTACCTGTACCGTTCTCACCATATATCCACGTTTCCGCATTGGTGAAGTCCAACGTAAGGTAACGGATTCCCTTAAAATTGTTTAGGGTCAAACATTCCAACTTAATTGTTCTCATTTTACTTGTTTATTAAAGTGTTAAGTTTTTCCGATTTATCAGCAGCCAGTAATTCCGCTCTGGAATAAAGAACTTTGGAGCGTATGGAAGCACCGCCACGAGTAGTAGATACCGTACCTCTTTGTACCCACTTCTTAACCCGGCACTCCTGAAACTCCCTGTATGCCTCACGCTGTGAAATAAGGTCATTTGCCGGGGCGATACGCTTTGCGTAATTTGCCGCACCCAGTTCAGCCATTTCAGCGCATAGGTTTTTCAGTTCGTATAATTCCAGAATGATAGGCATGATTACTTGCTTTTGATACGTTTGAAGAATGCAGACACGCTTTCAGTGCCGTACTCATCATCAGTGTATAGCACATAAGCCATCAAAGCGCACATAACGAATGTGACGAAATGCCACCATGCGCCAAAGAAGATCGCCCCGATTAGGGCTGTGATTCCAAGCAGTCCGAAGATTACCGATCCTGCCAAATTGATTAATGTTTCAAACTTCATAATCAGTGTTGCATTTGATTAGTTGAACAATTCGTTTTCTGGTACGCCTAACTTTTGGGAAAGCAGGGAAATTTTCAAAGCATCCGGCTTTTGCGCTCCTGCCAACCAACAGCGTACAGTTTTCTCTGAAACTTTGCATAACTCCGCAACTTCTTTTACAAAAGCCGTTTTCGGAGCTACGGGTGCTTTTGCCGGCAGAGCGTCATAAATCTGTCTGAACTTACTTTTTTCCATATTTTTACCCAGTAAATTAGCGTTTGGCAAACACATTTTTCATATATTTGCCCTGTAATAACATTGATTACACCGCAAATATACGGAGAATAATTCTAATAAAGCAAATAATTACGGAGTTTTTTTCTAAGAAATTTGCGATGGAATTATAAGTTATTGATTATCAAATTAGAATTAAAGTCGGTAAAATGAGCGAAACAAAAGATAGATTGCTGGAATTTCTTCGGTACAAGGGATTGGGTCAGCAAAAATTTGAAATCTCAATCGGAATGAGTAACGGTTGGGCGAACAAAGTAGGTGATAGCATCCGTGAAAACACATTGAAGAAAATAAGTGAGGTTTACCCGGAACTAAACATAGCGTGGCTAAAGTCTGGAGTTGGGATAATGCTGAATAACGGAGAAAGTGAGGAAACTCTGTACACTCCGAAAGAAGAGCATCCCAAAGAGCGCAACCAGAAAGATGCAACGGAAGAGACTGCAAAGATGGTTCTACTTCTTCCAGTGTCCGCACAAGGAGGCAGCTTGAATGACTTCGTTGTATCGGTCAAGGAAAGCGATTGTGAAAAGGTAGTATCTCCGATCCGTGGCGTGGACTTCGCTATGACCGTATCAGGTGATAGTATGTCGCCTGAATATCCCAACGGTAGCCGGATCTTCATAAAGAGGATAAACGAAAGGGCTTTTATCGAATGGGGAAAGGTGTATGTGCTTGATACCTGTAACGGTACTGTGATTAAGATACTCGTTCCTGCTGAAAAAGAGGGGTATGTAAAGTGTGTATCTATTAATCAAGATCCTATCTTTGCACCCTTTGAGGTTGCATTTGAAGATATTTACGGAGTGTACAAGGTTTTGCTTTGTATGTCTGTTAAATAGTTATTGATATGGAAAATTTTAGTAGAATGGTGATCGACCTGTACAAACAGAGTTTCACCGATTATGTGAATGGGAACACGGTTAATGTAGATGCAATTCTGGAAGCGCAAGAAGCCCTTAGCAATGCGATAATCAAAGCAAGGATAGAAAACACTGGCACGGAGTTTCTGGAGCATCTGAAAGCCGATATTGATTATTTGAAGTATAACATCCT